AGGTTTTAGAGTAGGCATCTCTGATGCAACTGGAGACATCCAGTATGGTCCACTGCTCTTTAGAGATGCTGCCTGTAACGCTATTGCTTTTAGAGATAGTTATGCCTACATTGCAACCCTTGTAGATGGTACAGCAGGGCTAGTTCGTGTGGATCTATCTACTACTGTTCTAGCAAATAGCCTTTTCTTTCCTTGGGCTTGGGACCTGATAGCAACTGGTACTACTACCACTGCATCTCAGGTTGCCTTCTTTGGCAACTCAGATAGAGCNGCCTTTACCAATGGTAATAATACCTGGGCTGAATCAACTACCAGCCTAGTAGCAACTGGTTACCTGCGTACTGGTTACATTCGCTACAACACACTAGAGACAAAGATATTTAAGTTAATGCAGGCTCGTGTAGATACCACNGATGGCGGCGTCTTAATCCAATCCNTTGACTCACTTGATAACTTCTTTACTATTGGTAACTTTTCACAAGGCTCTGCAGTGCCTCAAATCAATATCAACTATCCACAAACTGCCCAAGAATATCTTGGATTCCAATTTACCTTATCTCGCTCTAGTACCGATGTCACCAAGGGACCACTCTTTACTGGCTATCAAATACGTTCCCTGCCTGCAACACCACGCCAGAGACTTATCCAATATCCACTCTCTTGCTTTGACCACGAGACAGACCACTTCGGAGTAGAGGTTGGCTTTGAAGGCGCAGCCTTTGATCGTATGTCACAACTAGAGTTAATAGAAAATGCTGGAGACACAATCCAGATTCAAGANTTTAGAACTGGTGAGTCATACCTTGGCATCATTGAAGAAATGGATTTTAGAAATAACACACCATCAGATAAACGATTCACTGGTTTTGGTGGATTGTTACTAGTCACGATTCGGACGGTCTAATGCAAGCACAAGACTACGCAACAATTGCTGTTGCAGTAATGACAATAGTAGGTGGCTTCATTGGCGCAGTGCGCTGGCTAGTTAAACACTATCTATCAGAGCTTCATAAAAATGGTGGCACATCGTTGCGCGATGCCATTGATAGACTTGAAACTAGAGTTGATGATTTGTACAAACTAGTAGCGGAGAAATAAATGCCAGAGTTAAACGCAAACATACCTCCGATAGATTGCTTTGTTCGTGGTAATTTCTTACGTAATCAAAAGGACAGCCACGACCTATACTTTCCTTGTGTAATTTTTGGCGTTAGTTCTGTACAAAACAGAAGCCCACTGTTTCATTTTATGATGGAAGATGGTGGCCTATGGTGGCGTATGCCTATCAACGCCTTCTGTAATAAGCCAGGTGTACCAGAGGCTAGCTTATACAACCTAGTACTGTGGAACTCTTTTAGCCCATACATCACTGCTACCAAGTTTGCCAACCTTACTAACCTAAGCCTGCACTATACGGATAGGGATAGAAACAAGATCAACGGCAAGTATCTCTTTACTCTTGACTGGCACAATCCTGACTCTAATAGGTTAGATGATGGCTACTCAGAGACACCTGATGAGCACAAGTGCGGTCACGTGATAGAGCGTGAAGATGGTAACTATGCTATCCAACCTAACAATAGAACCTTTGTTTTTGAACCATCCTATACAACTAGCTATGGCAAGCCACTTATCCACAGAATTATCAATGACCGCAAGTGGGATGTGGAAGATAAGAAGAAGTGGGTAACTGAGGATTCAGATGCGTTTCATTACGATATAGAAACTAAGAAAGAAAATGAATGAAGACACTTGTAAAGAAAGCCACACCTGCAGCTATTGCTGTCCTTCGACAAGCCACAGCAATCAAGCCATCTCGCAAGAAAGCCTCGGATGGCCTACTGCCATCAGCAGCACACATCAAACAGAATCCTGATTCAGACCACAACACAGGTTATGCAGTAGACCTGACACACGATCTGCTTAATGGGATTGACTGCAAAGATATTTTTGAGAAGTTAAAAGAAGACAAGCGAGTGAAGTATCTAATTTTCCAGGGAAAAATCTGGTCTAAGGAACGTGCTAAAGAAGGCAATCGTAAGTACACAGGCAGTAACCAACACACTAAACACTTGCACATTTCCATTAACGAGGATATGGGCAACGACACTTCCCCTTGGTTCTGGTGGATGAATCAACCAAAGATCATCAGTCAGATAGTAGCCAAGGTGATACCTACGCCAGCAAAGAAGGCATACAAGACCGAAGTTTGTACCTGTTGCAAGTTGCACGGTACAAAGTAAAGCAAAGGAGTTCCAATGGAACAGTTCAAACAAATCGCACTCACTTGGTTTCGTGCTGCAGCAGCATCTGCTATCGCACTTTACCTTGCAGGTGAGACAGACCTCAAGACACTAGCAATGGCAGCAGTAGCTGGCTTTGCTGGTCCAGTACTAAAGTGGCTAGACGCCTCTGCCCCAGAGTTTGGTCGTGGGTCTAAATAACCCATCAGCGCGAGGCAAACTAAGAGGCTCACCCCGAAAGGGGTGGGCTTCTTTTTTTATGCCTAAAATATGCCAGAGTTACTATCACCTGACAGGTGGGTCTTGAGCCGGTGGCAGTTAGCACACAAGGTCTGTAAGTTAGCAGGGTCATTGTTGAAACGGTCACCGTTTATGTGGTCTACATCTAGTTGAGAGATATGTTCTGGTATGAACCCACATCCTTGACATTTGGTGCCTTTATGTCTAGCGTATGGATAGACGGTGTTGTTGTAGTTAATCTTCCATATGGTACGGCATCTATATCTACCAGTTAATGGTCTGGTTTTATCTCGTAGCTTTATCTTAGTGGGGCCACAAACAGAGCACGTGGCAGTGCGATCTTCTTCGTTATGGTTACTGAGCTTGTGCTGCATCTTTATCTACTGGACAAGGGACAACTACTAGATTGCCACAACTAACACAGGTTGCATCTAAAAAGTACCAGACTAGTTCATAATCTTCAAAGCTGGCTAAGACGTTAAAGACCTGGCACCCACAGGAACATACGTGGAGTGGCCCTAACTGTCTTAAATCGGCCCCGTAGGGCTTAGGAAGGGCATTCCTGAGCCATCTAAACGATGGCAGCGTTGGTAGACGGAGCCGTAGGGTTACTGTACGGTTACTGTCGGTGCGCCCATTAAGGGCGCCTGCCTGTTTAATTCGCCTCACGGCTCATATTGTAGCGCCCAGTAGAGTGTCGCCTAGTAGCGACACGCCGTTGACTGGTAGGCTTGGTTTATGACGACTATCGCGGCGCTTGAGGGTATTGATTACGCGGTTCTAGTAGCTGACTCACAGATTACAGAAGACAACCTAGTAACTCTGGCTACTAGTACGCCAAAGATAGTTGAGATTGGTAAGTATCTCGTTGGTCTTTCAGGTGATACTAGGCCAGGTGATATTCTTTCCTACAACTGGAAGCCACCTTTGTATAAAGGTGAAGAGCCAGCGCAGTTTATGGGAAAGAGAATCATACCCAGTATTATTGAAACATTTAGCGACAACAACTACGACTACAACAAGGTGGACAAAGATGGTGGCTTCGATTATCTCATTGCTTTTAACGGTAATATCTTTCGTATTGCTTGTGATCTCTCTTTTTTCCAAGCAAATCACGGAGCGTATGGCATTGGTTCTGGGGGCCAGCTTGCTCTTGGCTACCTGTATTCAATTGTCAAACCTGATATGGACCTAGCCTATTCAAAGAGACACGCCCGTAGAGCCGTAGAGATTGCTTCGGTGCTTGACGCCAATACGAACAAGCCCTTACAGTTGGTGGTACAAGAACGGTTCTAGGAGGAGCTATGGAAAAGAAGATTGGAAGTTTCTGGTTTTACGGTGGTAAAAATAGTGGAGTTGGTTTTGGTATTCACGTTGATAAATACCACCTGACTGTTGATTTCCTGTTCTGGTATGTAGGGTGGGAGTTCTAATGGAAGATGAAGTTAAATACATTGCGATGACAGATGAGTACGCTGCACAGTATTGGCATCAACAAGGTTGGTTAGCGTGCAGACTTGCTTACAAACTATACAATGATGCACAAGAATCTGGAGCGGTGAATGTATGATTACTGATCCTAAAGAATTATT